TATTCACGGTAATCGCTGGTTCATTGGCTACACGGTCGTCAACAAGCCACAGGATCAGGCGGAATCCGCAGTTCGCAACCAGCGCACTCGCCTGTTGACTGGCACAGACTGGCAAGCCCTAAGCGACAACACAATGAGCGAGGCAATGACAGCCTATCGCCAAGCCCTGCGCGATGTAACAGACCAAGATGGGTTCCCGTTCAATGTTGCGTGGCCTGACAAACCGTAGGAGTAACCCATGCTAGGTTTTAGCCCTCTCGCCTCTGCCCCCCTTGCCTCGCTTCCAGATTTTGGGGTCGAGGTTTCCGGTGTTGCAGGGCAGGGGTTTGTTGGGTCGGTCCTTGTTAGGCTTCCTGCAGTTGTACCAGTAACGGGTCTATCGGGCACGACCTCGGTAGGTACTCTCACCGTAACCGAGGGTACGGGTGTCACTTCAGTTCTTTCTGGTCTATCGGCTACGGCCGTACTTGGCACGGCGACGCCTAAAGCGGGTGCTACTACTGCCCTTGTAGGGGTGTCCGGCACGGGCACTGTCGGCACTGTGACCACTTCTATCCGTGTTGCTGTTACAGTAACGGGCAACACATCTACAGGTGAAGTGGGTGTCACAGCTGTTGTCGAGGGTACAGGCGTTACAGCTTCTGTATCGGGAGTGGCTTCTAGCGGCGAGCTTGGTGACGCAACAGTATCCGGTGCGGCGATTGCTACACTCACAGGCGCAGCTGCAAACACGTTCGTAGGTCAAGCCGCAATCGTAGCTGCAGCTGCAGCGTTCCCAAGTGGAGTGGTTGCCACGGCGGCAGTGGGGGGTGTAACTGTTACCGAAGGGGCCGGGGTACGTGTAGACCCCACGGGGCTAACCGCCACCGGAGCTTTAGGAACACCTATTGTTGTGTTCAGTGTTACTGTAGACGTGGTAGGTGTCCGTACCGATGGTTCTGTTGGTGCAATAAATATATGGGAACCTATAGATGATTCCCAAACACCATTTTGGGTTGGTATACCCACATAGGAGGCAACATGGCCAGTACGTTTTCCAACCTCAAGATCGAACTAATTGCCGCTGGCGAACAGGTTAGTGTTTGGGGCGCTACAACTAATCAGAACCTCGAAGCCGTTGAATCGGCTATTGGGGGCTACGCAGTTGTAGACTTCGCTACGGATGCGAATAAAACTCTCGCGTACGCGGACAGTAATGCCGCCCAGCCCTTCCGGTCATTGTACTTCAATGTAACTTCTACAGGCTCCCTCACGACCACGCGCACCCTGTTTCTGCCCCCAGTGCAGAAGATGTACATCGTAAAGAACGCCACTACAGGTGGGCGGGCCATAACGATCAACATAACCAGTGGATCAGGTGTTAACGTCCCTAACGGCGAAACATATATTGTGTATGCTGATGGTACAGACGTGGTGTACGCCGCGCCCGGGCTTTTTTACTTTGACGAGACATTTAACGATTCCGCCCCTAACACAACGATTCCCGCAGAAGCACTGGTTGCAGGGGGAGTGGCGACGAACATCGACGTAGCAATCGTACCAAAGGGTACGGGGGCGTTCCTAACAGCTACACCGGACAATACCGCAGCGGGGGGCAATAAACGGGGCGCAAACGCCATTGACCTACAAACGTCTCGCGCAGCGGCAACCGATATCGCAGCGGCGGAAAACTCTGTAGTAGCAGGGGGCGCTGATAACGGTATTGACTCAGCTGCAACTGCGGCGGTTATAAGTGGTGGTTCCAGTAACCAGACCCTAGCGACCAACAGTGTGACTGGAGGCGGTACAAGCAACACTACAAACGCTACGGCTACCGCGGGTGTAGTTGGAGGTGGCTCTGCAAATATCTTACGGGGCGCATATAGTGCTATCGGGGGTGGCAGGGAGAACCAGACAGGGGCATACGCGGCCTATTCTACTGTGTCAGCAGGCTACAAAGCCAGTGCGACCAATTACGGGCAAGAAGTAATAGCCTCCGGGGCTTTTTCAAGCGCAGTAGGGACCGCACAACGCTCCCGATATACCCTACGGACTGTCACTACTAGCGACGCTGCTTCGCGACTTACGTCGGATGGTGTTGGGTCTGCAAACGGTAATAACACCGTAAACATGCCCGAGGAGTCTTTGTTAGTGGTTACTGGTATCGTAGCCGCAAAAGATATTAACACCTCTGTAGCAGATGCAAAGGTGTGGAGGTTCACGGCCACGTTTAAGCGCGGTGCGCTTGCTTCATCTGTTGAACTTGTAGGTGCTGCTACAGTTACCGAACTTGTAGCGGATACCGGTGCATCGGCGTGGGCTTTGGCCATAACCGCGGATATCGGGAACGGTGGTGTATCTTTCTCAGTCTCTGGCGCATCGGGCACAACAATACGGTGGATGGCTAGTGTAGACACCACTGAGATTACTAACGGGTGATAATCTATGTCCGATGACGCACGCCTCGCAAGAATTGAATCCAAACTTGACCGGATGGGGGAAGCTATCGTTTCGCTTGCGCGGGTCGAGGAACGCATGGTCACGCTGTCTAATCGACTTGACGCCGTCGACAAGGACCGCGCGGCTCAGGGTGCGCGCATACAAGCGGTCGAGGAAAAGACCGGTAACAACGGGCAGTCCCTACGGTTTGCCGAGCGTGTCTTCTGGATTGTTGTGGCGGCAGGCGTCACCTATGCTGTCAAGGGTAGCTTTTAGTAGAGGAGTGCGACCATGAAACGAATCATTATTCACTGGAGCGCAGGAACTCATACACCTAGCGCGATAGACAAGAAACATTATCACTACATCGTTGGTGGGGGTGGTGCAGTGGTTGAAGGCGACCTACCTGTCTCTGCAAATCAAAGCACTGCAACAGAGTATGCGGCGCATACACGCGGCCTGAATACGGGCAGCATCGGCGTATCCTTCGCGGCAATGCACGGTGCCAAGGAGCGCCCGTTCACCGCCGGGGAGTACCCGATCACCAAGGCGCAAGTGGAAGCTATGACTCGTTTGGTTTCCGACCTGTCTGAGCGTTACGACATCCCTATCACTCTGGAAACAATTTTGACCCATGCGGAAGTCGAACCAAATCTTGGCGTTAAGCAACGCGGCAAGTGGGACGTGACTTGGCTTCCAGATATGGATCAGGTAGGGGAAGCACGTACTGTTGGAGACTTGCTACGCCAAAAGGTGCGTGATTACCGCCAGTCTCAGATAGTACCCGCACCGCCCCTACCGAAGGGCCGCACCAAGCCTACCCAAAGCAAAACAGTACAGGCGTCTATTGTGCAAGGTGCATCAGCGGTGGGCGGAGCAGTCGCAGCGTTCCAAACTCTCGACGGAACGGCGCAAATCATTGCAATGGTTGGCTGTGTTCTCGTGGCGCTGACTGCGATGTTTATTCTGAAAGAAAGGCTGAAAGCATGGGCTTCGGGTTGGCGCTAATAGGCAAGTTTAAGGTATGGCTCTACGCTGCGGGGGCGGCGTTGGCCGCTATAGGGGTCGCGTACTTCCGCGGAAAATCAGATGAGGCGGGAGACGAACATGAACGAGAACTCAACGAGTACGTGGCCACGCGGAAACGTGTGGACGATGTTGAAATTACTGACGCTGACGCTGCTCGTGAGTTCTTGCGGGATCGTCAAAGTAAGTAGCCCTGCCGTTTGTGACGGCACTAAACGGTATCGTGGAGCGCACGCAGATGCTATACTCGAAGAAGGCACGGGGCGCGTGTTGATTACTGGAGCCGCACTTATCGCCGCTATAGACGCCGCTTGCGGCGACACTTAACGTAAAGGACTAATTGATGCGTACAGAGCACAAAGCTAAGACATTACGTGGCACTGTAACTGAACCAGCATACGTGGTAGAGGTTCTTTGTACACACTGTGGTTTTGACATTGCAGAAGCGGACCTATCCGCCGACACGTGCCCAGACTGCCGCGAAACCCTAAAACTGAAACAGAGTGTAGGTATTCAAGTTACTCCTCTACCCCCTGCCTTCGGTTCAACGATGTAACGGATACGCTATGCCCCTGAAGAAACTGCTACTGAAGTCCGGTGTTAACCGCGAGAACACTCGGTATACGAGTGAAGGCGGTTGGTACGAGTGCGACAAGATACGGTTTCGTCAGGGCTCTCCTGAAAAGATCGGCGGTTGGGTCCGCACGTCTAACGCCACCTATTTAGGTGTGTGCCGTTCGTTGTGGACGTGGGTGACTCTCAACAGCCAACGCCTCGTTGGTGTAGGTACAAACCTAAAGTTCTACATCGAGAACGGTACTGCCTATAACGACATCACACCCCTGCGCGATACTGTAGTGCTGACTAACCCGTTCGGGACCGTTTCTGGGTCTTCACTTGTTACGGTAGCTGATACAAATGGCGGGTATGTGGACGGGGACTTCGTTACCTTCAGCAACGCAACGGCAGTGGGGGGAGTTACTGTAGATGGTGAGTACCAACTCACGCTTACGACAACCGCTAATGAATACACGATCGACGTGGGCGTCAACGCAACGAGCAGCGCGGCGGGTGGGGGCACTGTTACCGCAGTGTATCAGATCAACAGTGGCGTACCTTTCTCTGTGCCCATCACGGGTTGGGGGGCTTCTGGTTGGAGTTCTGGACCATGGGGTGAAGGTGAGACTTCAGACTCTCGTATCCGGCTTTGGAGCCAATCAAACTTCGGGGAAGACTTGATCTTCGGGCCCCGTGGCGGGGGCATATACTATTGGGAGGCTAATAGCGGACTAACCTCTCGGGGTGTGGCGCTGTCTAGCCTAAGCGGTGCCTCGGGCGTACCCACATCACAACGTGTTATCGAGGTGTCAGATGTTAACCGGTTCGTGTTTGCGCTAGGCGCTAACGATTTTGGCACGTCTGTAGTCAACCCGATGCTCGTGCGGTGGTCAGATCAGGGCAGTGCGATCAGCTGGACTCCTGCAGCTACGTCTCAGGCAGGGTTTCTCACACTCTCTCGGGGCAGTGAAATTATCGCCGCGAGGCAGTCTCGGCAGGAGGTGCTCGTGTGGACCGACGCCGCTTTGTACTCCTTGCAATATGTGGGGGCTCCAGTGGTCTGGAATGCTCAGTTGGTCGGGGAAAGCACCTCCATTGCAAGCCAGAATGCAGTGGGGTACGCCAACGGTATTTCGTACTGGATGGGGCTAGATAAGTTCTACCGATACGACGGTCGCGTGCAGCCTCTACGCTGCGACCTGCGGAAGTTTATCTTTGGTAACTTCAACGCTCAACAGTACGATCAGGTTACAGCTGGTACGAACGAGGCCTTCAACGAGGTTTGGTGGTTCTATTGCTCGGCAGGGTCTAACCAGAACGACCGGTACGTGGTCTACAACTACCTCGAAGACGTTTGGTACTATGGCAATTTGGGGCGCACCGCGTGGTTGGATTCTGGGCTTAGAGATTTTCCACTTGCGGCTACGTACAGCAATAACCTCGTGAATCACGAACAAGGTGTGGACGATGGGGAGACAGCTGTACCTACGGCGATTGCGGCGTTTGTTACGTCTGCAGAATTTGACATCGACGACGGGCACCAATTTTCCTTCGTATCCAGAGTCTTGCCAGACATACGGTTTGACGGCTCAACCGCAGCCAACCCCACGGCTACGATGACGCTACTACCCCTTGCAAACTCCGGGTCCGGGTATAACAGTCCTCTATCCGCTGGGGGTAACAGTGGAGGGCAGATCGTACGTTCGGCAACACTGCCAGTGGAACAATACACAGGGCAAATAGATACGCGGATACGCGGTCGGCAAATGTCGATCAAGGTGGAGTCTAGTGGGGCCGGGGTGACGTGGCAGCTGGGCGCACCACGCATTGACCTACGTCCAGACGGGAGGCGGTGATGGTAGTAGACCCCAAAAAATACAACGTCTCGTTCCGTGCACCTGCCATACCGTATGCGCCAAAGGAGTATAATCAACAGGATTTTGCTGAAATTCATAAGGTACTTCGTATCTACTTTAACCAGCTTGATTCGGGCCTACGGGATAACCGTGATGCACAGAGAGCAGAAGCAATGGGATGGTACATGAGCTAATGACAAACAGGTATATAAATGCAAAAGTAGCACTCACTACTGCATCCGCAACTACGCTCTACACCTGCGCCCCCGGAACAACGGCCATCGTAAAGTCTATCTTAGTGGCTGCGCTAACGACTACACCCGATGCAATCGAGGTTACAATAACAAGCGGCGCAAATGTATACACGCTGTTTGGCGGCGCAGTGATTGGGGCTAGTACCACAGTAGAGTTACTGTCCGAACCTTTAGTTGTACAGGCTACTGAGGTACTAACGGTAACTGCGGTTACGGCTAACAGACTGCACGTCGTGGCTAGCATTCTTGAAACTACCCAGTAGAGTATGGGCACCCTTAACAGATAGGTGCAAAATGAACTTTATAGAACTGTTTGATGCAGTAGTGCACGAATGCAAACCGACGCTAGGTGACTACAAAAAACCGGAAAGTATGGACGTTGAGCTGTCAGACCTTGGGCTAGATAGCCTAGACTTCGCCCTAATCTTTATGACCCTCGGGGACATGCACGGCATCCCGGAAGAGATTGGAGACAATCCACCAGACCTCACAACCTTGCAGAGCGCGAAAGATTTCATCGACGAGCACAAGATCAAAACGTTCGATTCGATGGAAGAAGTGATGGAGGCAATTAAATGATATACCTTACTCACTGCGAGACTATCTGCACAGAAACCACTACGCTAGTAGATGATATTCGCTACCCGCAACGAGCACATATTATTCCTGAGACGTTCCGCCGTGCTAAATCTGGTATGTCGTACCCACCCCACAAACTGCTCGAGAGTGTGGTTACAAAAGAAGCCCGGGAGTATGTGCACAACAACCCAACGTCGGGTAAAACAGCGTTCATATTCGCTGCTGGCAACCAAGGCTGGATGGGTAACAACGGGCGCTACGACAAAGACCCCGAAGCCACCCTTCACTACAAGGTCAAGGTACCGTTTATCGTGCTGACTAACATTTATGCGGGGCGTATAGCCAGCATGTTTGGCCCTGTGGATCACGTATCTACCGATGCAAGCGCCTGTGCGTCTAGCCTCAAAGTGCTTATGGATATGTACAATCTTGTGACCAACTACGGGTTTACCCGTGTCATTGTGTTGAGTGGTGAGGATGCGGTTAACAACCTGTCGCTAGAGTTTTTTGGTGAGGCTGGTGCCAGCATACAGGCAGAGCAAGATATGCAGCCCTCGGCTTTTGATGAAAAGAACCAAGGGTTCTATCTGGGGCAGGGCGCGGTTTTGTCGGTGTTTGAGACGCAGCCAGCCAAGCAACCGCGGGCTAAATTCCTTGGTGCGTACAGCGCAGCAGAGGACAATACTAACCCGTTAGGACAACGAGAGGACGGCGCGGGATACAGTAAGGCGGTAGAGGGTGCTTTGTGGGTGGCCAAAACACCCGCAGATAGTGTACACATGGTCAAAACGCATGGTACTGGTACGCCAGTCAATAATGCTGCAGAGAAAACGGCCCTTACACGTTCTCTACCTGAGTTTGTGGCGACGTCATACAAACCACGTATCGGACACACAATGGGTGCCAGCGGCTTGTTGGAGACTGTTCTCATGCTTAGAGATATCGAAAATGGTAAACTACCTGCGATTCAGAACCGTACGGATTCTGATTCTGTTTTCGTGTCTTCGGATACTCCCGTACAGGGAGATAAGTTTCTCAGTCTAGCGGCGGGCATGGGTAACATATACGCTGCCGCATTATTTTCGTCGGAGGTGTAATATGAACGCGATTAACAGCAAAGATAACCCGCTACCTGCACCCGAAGTCATTCTTCGGTTTATCAAAGACTTTAACGACACCGAATACTCTACAGAGCAAGTGATGTTAGCTATCGCAGCAGAACTTAGTGCGCCTGAGACAGACCAAGTGCAGATGGGGAACACAGTGTTCCTTGGCCAAATTGGCAAGGGTAAGTATAAGGATGTGATGGTAGGGCGTGCGCTTAATATCGACACAGCCCGTAACTTTATGAACCACGGACTGAAGTACATCGCGTACCTACAGGATAAGGGTATCCGGCACTACCGTACGGATTTTAACAACAAAGAGTATCTAACCGCGTTCCAGTTCTGGTTCAATAAAAGTCAGGGGTCTGACACAGAAATCGGCGTCGACGAATTATCGGACGGGACTTACCGCGCACAGATACTCATCGGGGAAGAATCTCTACAAAGGTTTTGGAGTGAATAAATGCCAGTCCTAGTTCCTCTCCTTATCGGGGCGAGCGCCGCTGCCGTAGCTGTCACCGTTGTTAGTACCCCTGTTGTAGTCGCTGCTGCGGTAGGGGTAGGCGCTGCCGTTATATCCAAAAAGACAGGTATATCGGACAAGATTTACGAAAAGATCGTAAAGCCGGTTGGTGATCTAGTAATAGACGTAGTCAAGTCTGATCTAGGCAATGCGATCTTAAAAGTAGCGGCGGTGGCTACCAACAACGTGTGGGCAGTACCTTTAATTGACGGGGCTAAAGTAGCAGCTAATGGGGGTAATATCGGCGATGTCCTCAAGGCTGCAGCCATATCCTACGTAGGACAAAGTGTCGGAGACATAACGGGGCAGTTTGTATCAAACACACTCGTCAGTGCTGGTGCCTCCAAACTCGTAGTATCCACGGTCTCAGCGGGCGCAAAAAGTGCGGCTAGGGCGATAGTGTACGGGCAAGACCCCCTCAAGGCTTTTGCTAAAGGTGGTATTACAGCCGCGGTATCCGCCGGGTTGGGTAAAGTTGACGAGTCACTAAGGGAAAACTACGGAGAGTCCTTTGGGAACCTAGACGAAAAAGTAAAGCAGTCAGTGTTCTCAGGTCTTCGTACTGAACTTAGTGGCGGAGATATAACCGAAAGTCAGGTTGGCGACATTATTGCGAAGTACACGGGTGCTTCAAACATTGTTAACAACTTCCTAAAGGACAACGTGGGGCTGACAGCGGAAGCTGCGGAAACACTTACTCGTGCCGTTTCTAGCGGAGTGTCTACAGCCCTTGCGGGGGGTTCTGGTCTTGGTGCCTTCAGCGGTAGTTTGAGTGCCGAGGGTGCAGCTGCGCTGAAGAAGATAATAGACAAACCAGTGTACAAAGCGATCGACAAGGTTACTGGAGCTTATGGTCGCACGGAGGCCGCAGCGGACGCCCTAACCGCGCAATCGGAAAAAGCGAAAACAGCTGCCGAGGCCGTAAATGCGCAAGTAGGTAGGGCAAATTCTGCAGTTCAGTCGTACAACACACTTCAAACGCAGTTGGCGGGTAAAATACAGACCCAAGACAACCTGAAGGCTGCTCACGATTCCGCACTAGCTAAATACAACGGCAATAAAACGAAGGCAAACGCCGATGCAGTAACCGCGGCTATTAGCAAGTATAACACCTACGCGACGAACCTTGAGGCGGATTACAACAAGAACTATAAAAACCAGATGGTTGGTTTCAAAGCTACCGCCGACAACGCAAACGCTAGAGCGATCGGACTAAACAAAACTTTTGGGGTCGAAAATGGTAAGGTTGGTTCCTTACAGGCTACATATGACGACGCCCTGAAATGGGTTGTCACACAAACAGACAATTTAGACGCAGTGTTGAAGCCAAAAATCACCGAGGTGAACAAGGCCGTAGCGCTGACCCTGCGCCCTAACATAGACGAAGCCGCCTATCGCCGAATGTACGGGCTCGAAGCGGGTGCTGACGTATACGAACACTTCCTAGAACAGGGGCAGCAGCTACCTACCGACTTTACGGGTACAGCACAGCTACTAACCTCTAGCCGTGGTGATTTAATCCGGCAGGTTCTCGCTACCAAGGGGATGAACATTTCCAGTATGGAGCCTGAATCGCTACATGCGGTCGCTTCATACGTAGTCGGTAACGTCAAAAGTATAAAAGACATAGCTGGCTTAGACTTTGACAGTTTTGCCCGCGATGCACTTGCTAAAGCCCGAGACGCTACTCCAAGGGGCGGTACGTACCCTACAGGATTCTCTCGTGAGGATGGGGTACTCGATTCCGACATTGCAAGCGGTAAAGCCTCCTTACACGTTACTTCTACTGGTGAAATTCAGTGGCAAAACATAGCGGAAGTGAACGACCGGCTTACCGGTAGTGGTTCGGGTAACTATACGTTAGAGGACTTGGAGAACTCAATAGCGCGCCAAATGAGTCCTACCGGGGGGGTCACAGTTAGGTTCGTAGGTACACGGCCCACTCTAGCGGATATGATTAACGACGCGATGGACGGAGATTTTGGAAGTCTTTCCACTGCCACGCTTGGGACTATTGCGTCATTGAATGATGAAGCGGGCCGGTTATTCGACGAGTATGTCGTCAGCCCAATCTACGAAGACGCCAAGGTCGTATATAATTACTTAAACGAAAATACTGACGGTGGTATTGGGAACGCGGCCAGTATTGCGGTCGGCGCTAGTGGAGAACTCCTGCAAGCTGCTGCGGCCCTGTCCGTTCTTGCGGGCGCTAACCCGAACAACATGGTGGGACGTCTTGCTAAAAACATGATCGCTCTTAGTGGCGACATAAAATCTGACCAGTGGAAAGCCGGTGCAGCTGATATGCAGGCCAACACCGCTAGGTACGCCGATGAATGGCGTGCAGCGAACCCGGGCCAAGAACCGTCAAAGATACAAAAAGGTTGGTTAAAGGCACTGGCAATATACGGCAACATTAAAGACCACCCTGTGCAGTGGATATCTGAAAACGTTGTAAGTGAGCTACTGCAAGAAATTCCTATCCTGCTTATATCTGGCGGTGTAGGTACCCTCATTAGACGACTGTTCCTCGGAGCAGGAGAGGCCCAAGCCAAGAAAGTGGCGGCGCGGGTATTTGTCGGCACGGGCATAATTCTGGACGCTGCGGAAGCCTTTGGTGGAACCGCTGCTGGTGCATTCGACGAGGCTTATAGCACAGCACTTGGTTCGGGGATGTCAGACCAAGAAGCCACCGATTACGCTATAGATGTTGCCCAGAAGGCGGGTACTATCGCAGTTATAACCTTGGCAGCAACCGCGGGTATTGGCGGGCAGGCGCTATCTAGATCATTGTTTGGGGGCAGGGGGACTGCCGAGTTCGCTACTGCGTTCGACGTAATCAAAGGCAAGGTAGTAGAAGGCGCTAAAGTAACCATAAAAGAAGGTGTGACCGAGTCTATAGAAGAGGCTCTCCCACAGCTTTACGTCGCTACGTCTCTAGTCCAAATTGATCCTTCGTATGATGTGGCGGGCAGCGTTTTTGAAGCTGGTATTATGGGTAAACTCGCAGGGGCGGGTACAGCAGGGGGTATTTACACGGGTCACGCTCTCGCGGACGCCCTGTTTACCGTGAACCCCGCAGTAAAAGATGCGGTAGCGAACTCTGGCAGCAGCAATAAGGCCGCACAAGCGCTTAAAGACATGGGTATAACGGATAATGAAGTCCTAAATAACCTGTTGAACACAACCTACGATGCTCAGTATGTCACCACGACTGAAGCCGGTGCCATGTTCACCAAGGAAAACCCGGGATTCAACCCTACAGACGTCGAGATTGAATCTTTTGCGGGGAAAAAACCAGATGCTAGCCTAGCCGCAGATGTAGCTGCTTATGTTGACCCACGGTTCTTAGACGCTGACGAGGTAAAAGCCGCTGCCGCTGCAGAGGGTATCGTACTGACTGATGAGCAGGCGGAAGCATATGTTGGTCAGAAAGATGAGGCTGGCGCGGTTGCAGATATCACGGCGGAATACGACCCGCAGGGCACTACTCGTGATGAAGCAGGGCAATTCTTTGCAGACCTTGGGTACACCCCTACAGAAGAAGAGCTCACTGCACGGGTAGGAGCCATAGTTGAAGCAGACATAAAGGCGGCTGTAGAACCGTATGTTAACCCCCGCCAGACTACTGATGAGGAAGCACGTAAGTTCTTTGAAGACCTTGGCTACGACCCCACCGATGCAGAAGTAGCAAGCCGCGTAGGTCAAGGTGGAGACACCTTTGAAGCAGACATAAAGGCGGCTGTAGAACCGTATGTAGACCCACGCCAAGTAACGGAAGAAGAGGCACGTAGTGCTTACGCAGAGCTAGGTCTTGCTAACCCCACCGCACAAGACATCGCGGGTATGGTAGGGCAATACGCCGAAACAGAGCTTGTTGGGCGGGTAGAAGAAAACCTCCCCACTGCACGGTTCAACTACCTGTCAGAGCAGTTGGATGTGTTCCGCGAGGCCCTTGAAAATGGTGGAGTGCCCTCGGACCAGATAGAAGAGATGATTGCGGCCGCTCGCGAGGAAACCCGTAAGGAGTTGGAAGCCCTCGGATATAGTTTCGATGAGCAGTTGGGTAGTCTTGAAGACGATATTGCGAACTCTGAAGACCGTCTCACAGACTTGATTGCTTCTAACGAAGAAGCTGGTATGGCTCGTGACGAGGCTGTTCAAGAAGCGGTCAGCGACCTCGCCGAGGAATTTAACGTATCGCAGGACGAGCTCTACGACCGGATCGGGGAAACTGAAGAGTCCCTCAACACCCGACTCGATGCCCTAGATACAGTCGTAGAAGACCTTGGTACGCAGATCAGTGACGTCGAAACATCTATCCTTGATCGTGTGCAGGCTTACGAAGATGCAGGAGTTGACCGGGATACAGCCCTCTCTCAAGCTATCGGTGATGTAGCAGCTGACCTCGGCACTACAGAAACAGCCTTGCTAG